ACTAGATGCAAACCTTCAAGAATCATATATAACAGGATCAACAACCACCAATTACAAGTGGCGTTTTGTACTGGATGAACCCCTTTCAAACGGTATCCGGGATATATTGAATACCGCTTCAAATGTTGGTCAGTGGATGGTTTGGCGACAAGGCCAATTGTCTTGGAGAGGATGCCAAGATCCAAACAAAGCCGGGTTTGTTGCTGGTCAACTTGGTGACAACGATATTTTTCAAGTTGTAAGTCACGATCTGTTTGATCCAGTTCAACAACAAATATATCCGATCTCAACTTTGGAATACTCTTCAACCGTACCCTTGAACAGTCTTGAAAGAAATAGTGTTGGTGTTACAAGTGGCCGTTTGGCATCTTTCCCAGCTTCAAGACAAGTCAAAAGAACGGCGATCGCGTTGTACAGTCCAGACACAAATGAAGGTGACTTGGCCCTTGGTGACTTGAACAGAATGGCCAATTGGGATCATTGGACTTTTGAACGTGTTGTTTTACGTTGCAAGTTGATCACAAGTCAGTTTGTTGCCGGTGACATTTTAGAAATCTCTTCTGACAGAATACAGGGTTTGAATGGATCATATCAAAACCAACGCGTTATGGTTTTGGCTTCTTCATTTGATTTTTCTTCCAATTCAAGTACAATCACAGTTGGATCAATAACAGGAGATCGATAACATGATCTATCATGAAACAGAAGAACGGCCAGAAATCCTTGATCGTGTTGAAGCGCTTGGTTTTGTAACCTTTGACGGTGCTTTTGATCTCAACTTGATCGGTGTACGGAATCCAGAAGCCAAAGCCAACCAGTTTGACGATCTCTTTCATGTTGTTTGTAAGGATGAAAAGAACCTTTGGCAACATTTCATTTTTACTTGTACAACTGATCCGGGTTTGTACTGGTTGCAAAAGTCAACAAGGGTTGATGGAACGGCGATCATGGTTGATCCACAACAAGCGCGCGGTTGTTACAAACTTGATCTTCATGCTGGTAAATACTTGGCCCTTTGTCAAAGGGGTGGAAAAGTCAAGGTTTGGAGAGATGCCAACAAAGACCAGATTCTTGATCGTGATGGGAAACAGCACGTTGGATACTTTGGGATAAATATACACCGGGCAAGTCAAACAAGGATCGTTGACAAAGTTGAACGATACAGCGCCGGGTGTACGGTCATCCAAAAGTTTAGTGATTTTGATATGTTGATCCACCTATGCAAGAAACAGATTCAAACAATTGGAGTTGACACCTTCACATATACATTGATCAAAGGCGATCAAGGAGAGTTTTGAAATGATGCCAGAGCAAGAACTGATCCAAATACTGATGAACGGCGGAGCAAATGTTGCTTTTGCGGCTTTCCTTTGGTATCAAAACAGAGATCAACAAAAGAGAGCTGATGATCGCGAAGCCAAAGCAGACGTGAAAGAAAGAGAATTACGCGATCGATATGACAAAGTGATCATTGATCTTCAATCCCGTGAAGACAAAATGAGAGAAGACGTAGTGAAGGAGATCGGAGATCTTGACAAAAGAATGACTCTTCTTGAACAGAAACTTGAACATATATCCAAAGTTGTTGATGAAATCAAAGCGCGTTTCATGAGAGTTGGATAAAAGTAATTACTGGCCTTTGTTTGAAATGTTGTTAGGTTGTTGGTGTACATTTTACACCTTGAAACCCTTGGAAGCCGGCCAGCACTCCAAGGGTTTCTTTTTTGTTGGTGGTGTTTGTTTACTGTTCAGAAGGTGGCAACACTCCAAACCGTTCAAAGTATGCTTCAACCAAATCCTTCTTCAACTCTTTTGGCATCACTTGAAGGATCTGTTGAAACATGACTTTTGATTGAACACGGCCTTCTTCTTTGATCGCCCGGCGGATCAGTTGTAACCATTGAACTTTCAGCTTGCTATTGTTTTCCATGTTACACCCCGGCCGCGTAGGTGTTCATTTCAACCAATGCTTCTTCAAACGTCAACGTTCCAAGGTATTCAGCAAAACCGGCGGCTTTGACGTGGCCAAAGTGGAAGCGACCAGAAGCCCGGCAACGATGGATCAAACCATTCTTTTCTTCATGTTGATAGAAACGGATCTGTTTAGCGCCGTATTTGATGGAATCAAGACACTTAACAACGTGATTTATTCTCATGTCAACATTTAGTTTGGCCATTTCTTTTGAAGTGAATGATTGACACAACAGATCACCTTGAACTGTATAGAATGGAAGACGGCCTTTTAGATTTTGCCGTTGAATCAAATGATTTTTGTATTTCATGGTTACACCTTGGTTTTTTGAATACAGCCAAACAAGATTGATTGACTTGTAAAGAGTATATCATAAAGGAATAAAGATCGATCCCTTTATTCTTTCCATTTTTCCAGTATTACATGAGTGACACAACATTGATTTTGGTGTATTGTATCCTTGAACACAAAACCCATATTGGAGAATTACAAAATGGCAATTCAAATTACAAGCGAACAAATCAAATCGTCCAACATTATCACTTCACTTTTGGCCAATGATGCAGTCACGGCGGCGAAACTTGATCAAACTGGAACGTTTGACTTCACCGGTGGATCGGTATCGGTGGCAGCTCCGACTTCTGACAATCACGCAACTACAAAAACTTATGTTGATTCTTTGGTTTCTGGTCTTCATTGGAAAGATGCCGCAAGAGTAGCAACAACAGCAGACTTGGCAGCAACGTACAACAACGGATCAAGTGGTGTTGGTGCAACACTCACAGCAAACGCAAACGGCGCGATCACTATTGACGGTGTTTCATTGATTGCAAACAACCGGGTTCTTGTCAAATCTCAATCAAGTGGAACAGAAGCCGAAAACGGGATCTATGTTGTTACAACAGTTGGTGACGGTGGAAACCCTTTTGTTCTTACACGTTCAGACGATGCCAACACCCCGGCCAAACTCCAAAGCGCCGCGATCTTTGTCCTTGAAGGTTCAAGTAATAGTGATGCTGGTTTTGTTTTGTCTTCTGACAACATCACAGCAATTGGAACGGATGACATTGTATTTGCTCAATTCTCAGGAACTGGATCGGTAACGGCCGGAGATGGATTATCTAAAGCAGGAAATACGCTATCCGTTGACCTTGCAACAGATCCCGGTTTGGAGTTTTCAAGCGGTGCATTGAAAGCCAAGATCGACGGTTCAACACTTGGTCTTGACTCTTCTGGTTTGAAGATCGCCAGTGGTGGAGTTGGTACAACTCAACTTGGATCAGCATCGGTAACACAAGCCAAGATCGGAACGGCGGCGGTTGGCTCTTCACAGCTTGCTTCAAATGCTGTAACGGCGGCCAAACTTTCAGACGGTGCAGTTTCAACCAGTTCCAAGATCTCAGATGGGATCGTTGTTGGTGTAAAATTGGCGGCTGATTGTATTGATCAAAGCAAGATCGCAGATTCAGCCGTTCAACGTGAACACTTGAACAGTAACGTTGTCCGTCCAAACAGTGGTTTGGCCTTGGATAGCACAGACAACGATCTTGAAGTTCAAGTTGATGATGCAACCGTTGAGATCAATGGAAGCGGTCAAGTCATCGTGAAGGCATCCGGGATCGGTGCTTCACAACTTGCTTCAAATGCAGTTTCAGCAGTGAAGATCGCTTCAAATGCAATTGTTACAGACAAGATTTCTTCAAGTGCGGTAACGTCAACGAAGATCGCCAACAATGCAGTTCAAGCCATTCATTTGAATAGTGACGTTGTACGGCCAAACAGTGGTCTTGGCTTAGATGGTACAGACAACGATCTTGAAGTAAAGGTTGACGATGCAACGATTGAGATCAATGGAAGCGGTCAAGTCATCGTGAAAGCATCCGGGATCGGCGCTTCACAACTTGCTTCAAATGCTGTAACGGCGGCCAAAGTTGCTTCAAATGCAATTGTGGAAGACAAGATTTCTTCAAGTGCAGTCACCGCAACGAAGATCGCAAACGGAGCGATCGACAATGCCGACAAACTTGGATCTTCTGTTGTTACCAATGTAAAAATTGCAGACGGTACAATTCAACTTGGAAAACTTGCTTTTTCTTCACGTCAAGAAAAGTTCACCGGGGATAACTCCACGGCTTCTTTTGACCTTGCAAATGCGGCGGCCGGTTTTGATTCTGTTCATGTTTTCCGAAATGGTTTAAGAATGGAAAAGGCTTCTTCACCAAGCGGCGCTGATCAATACAGTGTTCAATCAAACGGCGCTGTTTCTTCAATCACTTTTGGAACAGCTCCAGACACAGGTGATACAGTTCTTGTTGATTATCTTGGTTAATCCTTAACCCTCAACAATCCCACCCTTGAAGCCGTCTTGTTTCTCCAACTTGACGGCTTCTTTTTTATGCTTTGGAGTAGTCTATAAAGAGATAGTGATCAGAACCGGGTGTAAAAGTAGTTGTGAACGTATCCAAAGAAGTAACTGTGATCGTTTCTCCGATCTGTTGTCTTACACCGTTCCAATATACCCGGAGTGAATCAGAATCAAATGGTTCTTGAACTGTGAACGATTGT